AAAACTTGAAGAGGAAGCAGCAAAGAAAAAAGAAGAGATACGCTTAAAAGAAATTCAAGATAAAAAGGATGCAGAAGCCCAAATGGTTGCATTGACTGCTGGTGGATTTGGTGCTATTGCTGAACTTGCTGATGCCTTTGCAGGAAAGTCGGAAGAACAGCAACGCAAGGCATTTGAGATTAAGAAAAAAGCATCAATAGCACAAGCGATTGTTGAGACTATACAAGCTGCACAATCGGCATACGCATCACAAATGGCTATAACGACACCCGATGCGCCTGTTCGTGCTGCTATTGCTGCTGCCCTTGCAATAGCATCAGGTGTGGCAAGAGTGCGTAAAATTGAGCAAACACAATTTGAGTCAAAAGATATAGGTGGTGGAGGTGGTGCAACTGGCACACCAGCACAAAGCCCCGGTGCAATGACCCCACTCACAGGCGGTGCGCTACCCGAAGAAGGGCAGTTCGGTGGCATGGGCAGGGTGTATGTGTTAGAGGGTGACATCACCAAAACGCAGACCCGTGTCCGCAGGTTAAGAAATACAAGTGTCGTTTAAACCTACTTTTATAATTATGGAATTACCAGTGTACAAAATTGTGGTCAATGATGATGACGAAACAGGCGTGGAGTTTGTTTCTCTCGTTGACCGACCAGCCATACAAAAAGACTTCATGCTGTTCAATGAGCAATTTGTTGAACCGGGCCCGACTGAAAACGAAGATGAATTTATCAGCCGTTGCATCCCGGTAATGATTGGCGAAGGAATGGAGCAGGAACAAGCGGCAGCCGTTTGTTACAGCAAATGGGAAAGCAGACAGAAATTTGAAAGCTATGATGACTACCCCGAAGCGGCCAAAGAAAATGCAAAGGTTGCACTCCGTTGGGCCGAAGAAAACGGATGGGGTGACTGCGGAACTGCGGTTGGTAAAATCAGGGCTAATCAGTTAGCCAATGGTGAAGCCATTACCCGTGACACCATTGCAAGGATGGCAGGGTTTGAAAGGCACAGGCAAAACAGCGACAAGGAATTAGGTGACGGATGTGGCCGCCTGATGTGGTTGGCTTGGGGTGGTGACGAAGGTATTGAGTGGGCAAGTCGCAAATTGCAGCAGATTGATATGCGTCAGGCATACTCGGTTCAATCCGAAGAAAAGCGCATTGTCACAGGCCCTGCAATGTTGGCCGATTTACCCATTTACCGCTACGATGATATCAGGGGTGAGTACTACGTTACATTCGATGCCGACACCATTTGGAAGATAGCAAAGAAATTTGTCCGCAATGATGCCTATAAAGCAGTCAATACCGACCATGCCAACCCCGTGAAAGAGGGTGTTCACATGATTGAGTCATACTTCATTGACCGCAAACGTGGTGTGATGCCACCCACCGGGTACGAAGATGCAAAGGATGGCAGCTGGTTCCTGACCTATTTAATAGACAATGAGGAAATATGGGCAAAAGTTAAGGATGGCGAATGGAAAGGTTTCAGCGTTGAGGGGCTTTTTGACATGGAAGAACAGGATGAAGTCCTTGAAATGATGCGTGAAATAACCGCCATGCTGAAAAATTTTGCATAGGGCAAAACATAACTACCTTTTAAGATATATGGAATTTAAATCAGAATTAGCCGAAATGAAGTTATCTCTTGCCGCATTCATGGCAGAGGTAAAACAGCGTTTCAGCGAAGAACCTGTGCCTGCTGCGTTTGGTGAGTTGACTTTGGTTGATGGAACTATCGTGGTTTTTGAAGGTGAGGAACTTGCCGCTGGAATGCTATTGAATGTTAAAGGCGAAGAAGGTATCGTTCCTGCTCCCGATGGAGTGCATGAAACTACCACTGGTCTTTTGGTAACTACCAAAGATGGTGTGGTTGAAATGATTGAAACCAAAGAAGAAACTCCCGTTGAGGAAGTTGAGGTTGAAAATCAGTTTGCATCCGTTGAGCAGTTCGACGCACTCCGTGCCGCTAACGAAGAACTGGCAGCGAAAATCGCTACCCTTGAAACTGCACTTGTAAACATACTGGGCAAAGTTGAAGAAACTTTCAGCGTGTTTGAAAAGTTCGCAGCCACCACCCCTGAGCCGACCAAAAAGCCATTCGGTTCAGTTAAACCCGAAAAAGAGGAAAATTTCTTTGGCTTTGTTTCCGCAATCAAATCAATCAAAAAATAAAATAAAATCATGGCATTTGACGTAACAGGTCTCACCAATTACACCAAAGAAGAGAGCTTAAACCTTCTGACCAAAGCGATGTTCACCGCCAAAACTGCACGTCTGTTGCAGGGTGCTGGACAGGTTCTCCCCGGTATCAAATCTGCTGAAATACTGCCTTTGCTGTATTCAGACGTTTACTTCCAATCTGACAGCTGCTCTTATCAGACAAGCGGTAACACTACCCTGTCCAAGCGCACACTGACCGTTGGAAAAGTTAAGGTTCAGGAAACTTTGTGCCCCAAAGACCTTGAAACCAAATACACACAGAAAGCTCTTGCCGCAGGTGAAGCTATCGACATGGGTGTATTCACCGAGCAAATCGGAGCTGAAAAAGCTGCCAAAATTGCCGAAGCTATCGAAACTTCAATTTGGCAGGGTGATACCACAGGCGGTGCTGGCAACTTGGGTTACTGGGATGGCTTCCTGACTATCCTCGGAGACCTCGGTTTCGGTGGTGCAGGTGACCCTATCAAAGGTAACGTGGCTAACGCTTACGCTTCTATCACTGCTTCCAACATCGATGACATCATCACTACCATTTACAGCGTTATCCCTGCTGAACTGCTTGGAAAACCTGACCTGATGATTGCTATGGGTACAGATACTTTCCGTCTTTACAGACAGTGGTTGGTAACTGCTAACCTGTTCCACTACCCTGCAAACGAAATCGCAGAGATGGAGATTGTTGACCCTATCACTGGCATCAAGATTTACGGTCTGCATGGCATGAACGGAACGAACAAAATCGTTGCTGGTCTGTGGAGCAATTTCTTCTTGGGTACTGACATGATGAACGAAGAAGAAGAGTTTGAATTTATCTTCAATCCTTTCGAGCGCAGAGTACAATTCCACACCGCTTTCAAATACGGATGTCAGGTTGCTTACCCTGAGCAAGTTGTTCTTTTCACACTCTAATTTTAACCGAATAGAGAAAGTTTAACCCGGGGGGTGGGGAAAAACCCTACCCCCCTTTTTAATAAAAAAAAGAAATGAGTTGTCAATTAACTTCGGGGTTCACCCTTGACTGCAAGACGGCTGCTGCCGGCATTAAAAATATTTGGCTCGTGGAATTCGATGCTAAATCTACATTAACCAAATCATCAGGCGAAGTTTCTGCCCACACTTTGAGTGGTGGCAAAAGCTACTTCAAATATGAGCTTGAAAAGGAAACTGGCTCTATGACATGGCGCACCATTCCTTCTACTGAAAACGGAACCGTGTTTTACGAAGCTGACTTGGTTGCACGTTTGCACAAAGTGACTACCGCACAGCGTAACGAGATTAAACTTCTCGCACAGAACAGAATGTTAGCCATTGCCCTTGATGCAAGTGGTGACTACTGGCTGCTGGGTGCTGACTATGGTGTTCAGTTGCAGCAAAGTGAAACAAACTTCGGACAGGCGTTCGGTGACTTCAAAGGTCATGTATTAAATTTTCTCCACAAAGAGACCGATTTACCTTTGAAAGTTCAGGCCGCTGTTGTAACTTCGCTGGGTCTTTGATTTTTTCATAGTGTTTTCATGCAGAAAGGGTCGCCATTTGGCGGCCTTTTTTGTTTGGTCAAAAAAAAATAAAAATATTTTTACAAAACACTTGCAAGTATAGTTTTTTATATTACCTTTGCTACATGAAACAAACACAAAATACCATGAACACAAAAAAAATCACAGAAATGAGCCATGAAGAAATAATGGCTTTGAGTCATCAAGATTTAATGGCTTTGAGTAAAGAAGAAAAACAGGCTTATAGCGATGCCGTAAATTTAGATTTTCATAATAAGGTGAAAATTGCAATTGACAATGGATTTACACATATACAAATAGGGTATGCTGGATGCATTAAGGTAAGAAAAAACAAAAATGGTATTTTTTATTCAATAAGAAATGGAAAAGGAACTGGTCAAGATTGTGCGCAGTTTACTGACTTAAGGGACTGCACAAAACATTTAATGCATAATGGATGGGGTAACAATATAACTTATAGATAAAAAAAATCAAAATCAAGAGAAGGTGGGGAAACCCACCTTTTTTGTTTAACATGAAATCGACCTACTTATATAGATAGGATGCTGTACATAACCAAAGCAGGAACACCCGAATTGATAATCACAGGCAGAGAAAAGGTGACCGTTTCTCCCGTGTATTATCTGTTGGTGTTTGAGTCCGAAATGTCGCAGGAACAAAAGGCATTTATTGTAACCGATACCAGCACAGCACCCAACAGATACCAGTTATTTTCATTTGTAGAGGGCAGCAGCACCGCAAAAACATTGGCCGTAGGTACGCATTACTGGGCTTTATACGCACAAACTTCCTCGACCAATACCAACCCATTACTTGCATCACAGGAAATTGACCGGGGATTGGCCTATGTTACCGCATCGCATACCGCATTTAACGACCATGAGGTCAATACAACCATTAAGCAGCACCATATAGGATGAGTTTCGATTTAATACGCATAAATTTCACGGAGTCAAAGTTGCCTAAATTCAAGGAAAACAAGAATAAAGGCATCGTGACCTTTGGGGAAAAGAATGATTTTCCCGATACGTTACTTGAATTTTACAACAGAAGCCCAAAACATGGGGCTATTGTAAGGCAGAAAGCCCGTTTTGTGGCAGGTGAAGAAACCTTGGTGGATGGCAACCCCAGCGCAGTTAAGGTAATTGAATACGTTAACCCATACGAGGGAATACAAGAGTTCAAAAATAAACTTGCACTGGACTATGAATTGTTTAACGGGTTTGCGTATGAGGTACATTACAACAAAGTGGGGCAAATTTCTGCACTTTACCACGTAGATTTCAGCAACATTCGGACACTTGACCACGAAATCTATATGTATGCCGATGATTGGAAAAAGGCAAAGCATGAGGACATGAAGCATTATGCCCCGTTCAATCCAAATAAGGCGCAGCCGATGGAGGTACAATTATTCTACTTCCGTGAATATGCACCTGCCTTGGGTGTTTATCCGCTTCCACCTTATCAGCATTGTTTGCAGTATATTGAAATCGATGTTGAGATAGCCAACTTCCACAATAACAACATCCGCAACGGGTTTGCCAACGGCACACTGGTTCAGTTGTTCAAAGGACAGCCGACAGAGGAAATTGCCTTTAACTTTGAGCGCAAGTTCAAGCAGAAAACAACCGGCACGGACAATGCAGGTGGTGTGCTTATTCAGTTCAATGAGATGAACGAAAAGTCTGCGGAGATTGCACACCTGCAACCGAGCGACATGGACAAACAATTCCTGCAACTGAACGAAACGGTACAGGATGAAATCTTTATCGGCCACAACTTCCCGAAAATTCTGCTCGGTTACGCAACCGAAGGCGCACTTGGTCAGCGTAATGAAATGATTGAAGCGTATGAACTTTTCCACAAATCATACGTAAACAAGCGACAAGTAAAACTTGACACTTGCCTTGAAAATACCCTTGAATACGTTTACCCCGGTATTGAATTAGATACAAAAGACAGCGACTTTCTCGGTGTTGATTACGTTGCATTGTATCAATTTGGCATTGTAAGCCGTGAGGAAGCACGTGAAGCACTCGGATTGCAAAACACAACCATTCAGGCGCAGAAGTTTGACGGTCACACTTGCGAATTTCACAAATGGTCGGATAATGACTTGTCAGTTTTTGCCAAATTTGGGGCTGATGAAAGCGAATTTGAGGAAGTGAAATTAACATTTGAACTTACCACCAAAGAAAAAAGGGTACTGGCTGTGGTAAATTCCGATGAAAAAGCCACATTGAAAGACATTTCCACCGCCACCAAAATAGGCGAAGAAGAAGTCATCAAGATTTTGAAGCAGTTGCAGGACAGCGGAAAGATTAACTGGACAAACAATGCAATCAAAATTACCGACATCGGTAGGGGTGAAATTGCCGACACAGAACTGCCCAAACTTGAACTGCGATACAAGTACGATTTAGACCCTGATGCGTTGCCATTGCAACCCGGTGGAAAAAGTCGTGAGTTTTGCCTTCGTATGGTGGACATGGGCAAACTTTACACCCGTGAAGAAATCGACCAGATGTCTGCAATTTTAGGTTATAGCGTATGGCTTCGCAGGGGTGGGTGGTACACCGTGCCTGAAAGCGAACCACCTTTGCATATTCCGCATTGCAGACACGAATGGAAACAAAGAATAGTAAGGAGAAGAAACAATGGCTAATTTCGCATATTTTGTAAGTGAGCAGGATGTCAAGAAGAACACCCCTATCGATGAGAATGTCGATAGCAAGTTGCTTCAAACTGCCATGCGTACCGCACAGGATGTTTATATCCGTGATATTTTGGGCAGCACCCTATATGACAAGATTTGTGATGACATTAACGGAGCCGGGCTTGGTGGTAATTACTTGACATTGGTCAATAAATACGTTGCACCTTGCCTGTATCACTACGTGATTTTGGATAGTATGCTTCCATTGACCTACAAAATGATGAATAAGTCAGCGGCAAGTCGCGGAGCAGAAAATGCAAATGCGGTGGATGTTGACCAGCTTCGCATGATTGAGCAGCGTTACCAAAATAAAGCGGAATACTACGCTGAAAGATTGCGTTTGTACCTTGCCGAAAATGATACACTTTTCCCCGAATACCAAAACCCTGCAAGTGGCTTGGATGTAATCAATCCACAAAACCAGTACTTATTTGGTGGGTTTTATCTGGGCGAAGATGATGACTATAAATTTTTACGTG